ATGATTGTAACACCACCTCTAGATTATCAAATCGTTTTCAGAATGTATTTCTTAGATTACATTGTCAGCTATTATAACTCTGCACTTAAAACTCACTCAGCAGTGGGAATCAATCCTTACTCTATGGATTGGACGGAAATGATGAACAATCTTAAGAGTAACTCTGATGTCGGAGGCGACGGCGATCATACACAATTTGATGGTCACATGTTAACTGATTTTCTCGAAATAGACATTAATGCTATCAATCATTATTACCGATATGAAGCAAACCACGAAATCTCATCTCTAATTAGAGAAGTATTATGGTACGAGATGGTACATACACCTACCCAATGCGTAAATATTGCTTATTGCGTACATTGTGGCGTCCCTTCTGGATGCAATTGTACTACAATTATTAACACCAATGGTAATGATAAATACTATAAACTGTGCTGGCTTGGACTAGCACCCCCTGAAATGTGTGATCTTAAACACTACTATGATCACGTTAAACTGTATTGTTATGGTGATGACAGTATAGCCTCAATTAAGAGAGAAGTTTTGCCTTGGTATAACCTTAAAACGATTTCCGAACACTTGGAGATTTATAATATTAAATTTACTATGGCTGACAAATCTGGCGAAATATTAGAATCAAAACCTCTAGAACAATGTACATTTTTAAAGAACGGTTTCAGAAGAGATGGTATGGTTTATCATGCCCTAATGGAAGAGAATACTTTGTATGAGATGGTGAATTGGATTAGAGATAGTGATGACGATTATTATGCCACTATGGTAAATGTGAACATGTCTCTAATGATGTGGTACCACTATGGAGTCGATAGATTCCAAATTGAGAGAGCAGCATTATATGAAGCTCTTGTTAAAGCAGGCAAGCAACGCGGTCTAGTTCCCCATTTATTAACTTATGAGTATTTAGATGATTGTTTTAGAACAGATCGTGTCCCTGTTGCCGAAGGTACCACCGAAACAACACCAACACCACAAAACACACCACAACCCACACGCAGTATGCTAAGTCGTCTGTTAGGTAGCTCTACCATAGCAGAAGGTGAATTCGAAGATTTCTATACCGGAAAAGGTATTCGTCAATTTTATGATGATGATCGTGACTACAACTACGCACTTCTAGAAAATGATGAACAAGCTTATTCTTTTGTCAATGAACTAATGGAAATGTACGATTTTGAACCAGCTGAGGAGTGGTTTGCCAGTTACTTTATGGCAGTCTACACTAAAGTTAAGGCTGTGTGCTATAACTACGATACCAATGTGTCTGTATCACATGTGGTTCTAGCAACTAAACATGGTCTACATGGACTGACGGCTCTTAACGTATCTTTATTTACTAAGGTCACCAATTGGTTTAAATCTAATTTTCGATTTCCCACAACTGCGGTAGCTCAAGGTAACGGAGATCAAACAGCTGGAGAAGCTAATGCTGCTAATATCAAAGAAGAAACAACAATTGCTAATGCCGTAACTTTTATTGAGGAAAAACCCGC